CATAGAAGTCATACTGTATATCTACTGGTACGAGGCCTACAAGCTTCCCTGTGTGGCTGTCCTTAGAGATAGCACCTAGATGCTGCCAACCATTGTTACTGCCGTCTACGGGCACTGGAAGGTGGCTTATGTAGATTCTATTATCTTTGACTGCCTTTTGATAATCATACCATTCAAAGCAGCAAGCAAGGAATGATACAGGTTTCTCTGCTATATCAGCAATGATAGACTCTCTACCCATTTCAATTAGGACATTCATGTTATCATTAGTCCATCGTACTCTATCCTCAAGTGTAAACTTATCTACACTGATAGACTCTAGCCCTTCTTCTTGTAGGTACTTCTGGTATTCACCTTCACACCACTCAGGTAGCTCATCAATGTTATAGCTTTGGTTGAAACTACTTGCTGTATGTACAGCTAACCAGAAGAGTCCATCCTCTGTCATGGGTTTACCCCTGGCAAAACACATCATACCCCTGGCAAGGTCAGACCCCTGGTAGTTTAAGAAAGACTCTGAGTAATAAAGTCTACCACGATAGTCAGCTTGCATGTATTGATAGAACACATTATGTTCGTACAGAAGCTTAGCTTTCGTAGTGATGAAACCCCACTCGACATTTTTACTTCTACGTTTCATTTCCTTAGCATCATTATCTTCGATGGGTACGGATGAAACAAAAGAATCTTTGTTGTTTATTAAAGCATCGTAGACTCGTTGGTTAATACGCCAACCTGTCCTCTGTAAATTATCTACTGCTTTAATCCAGGGTTGTCCAATCATTGTACGGAACTCATCGTTGTCCTCTTCTGTCCAGTTCTTGATTAGGGGTTCACCATCTGGTTGTGTAACTTTTGTTATTCTTTCTGGTCTTTCCAGTACTGTGTGGTTGAGAGAGATTCTCGACAATGCCTCAGGGATATCTGCTAGGTCAATCCATTTAGCTGTAGCTGATACAATATAACTAGTATCTCTTGTCTTGGGGTAGTACAGGTTAATGTATCCACAGTTAAAGAAGGCTTCGATAAAGAGATCACCCAACCTTACGTGCATATTCCAGGGTAACCCAGGGGGTTCCCTTTTTATTACACGTGCTACACGTTGTCCTATTGCTGTGGATACAGCAGTTAACTGTGCAGTCCCTGCAGGACTATCGGAGGTATCGTAGGTGAATCTCATTTGTATTGTCTGAAATGCAACGGCAACTAACCGTGGCATATCTTCTTTGTATTCTTTGTATAACCTCAAGAGTACACCACCTGAGTTAGCCTTAGGGTTATTTGGATTAACCCTTGAGACTTTCTCGACTAGGTACTCTGAGATCTGATCGAATGGATTCATACAATCCTCTTTCTGTTATGTTAGGCACCCCCAACTAACAGGGGCGATATTTTTAATACAGTCACCAAACATCTTGGCTAGTTCTTGTATCTCTACTTGTGCGTGTTCATCAGTTCGTTGAGTGTAGATACGTGCAGCAGATGCTAGTGATCCTGTCTCTACCCATTCAGTCATCATAGACTGGGGTAAGATCATACGTGCTTGCTCAGGGCAAATACCTTGAGCTAACATTTTTTCATAGCATGTAATAGCGTTCTCATGTATATCCCTTAGGTACTTACTAGGGAAGTACTGGGACTCAGCAGCACCACTAGAGCCTTGCTTAGCACCATCAGTAGGTTTAGCTCTCCATGATGTTGGTTCATAGAACTCTGGTGTTGTATCTACATATCTCCGTGATACTTCATTACGTGTGATACCAATCATATGTTTGAACCACTGTCTCGCTATAAAGATAGGTGCTTTTATACGTACTTGGTATTGTACTTGACTGAAGGGTGTCCAGTGACCATGCTGTGCTAGGTACTGGATAAGTCTTTTATCACCATCAGTATACTCTGATCGTTGTTTATTGAAGGAGACTCTAGCAGCATTCACTACTGCTAGGTCACTCCCCATACTATCAATCAGTGTTACTTCAAATCGTGAAGTATTCATCAAATCCTCCTGATGGTACTAGTCTTGTTGTCTTATTGTTGTACGTAGAACTTCCGGCAGGTCCTGTAAGTCCGGTGAATCTAGACTTGAGTACTTTGAACTTGATTGTGTTTCGTTCTGACTCTGACTCTGCGACAAGGTTTCTTGAGAAGGCAATGATGTCGAACGAGATCTGCTTGATCGAACCACTGCCTTTGATATCATCGATAGATGCGATGTTCCCTTCTTCAAAACTCTTACCCCCTTGGGCTTTGCGTAGGTGAGAGATAAGTCCCAACCATACATTATGTTTCTTTACAATCTTTAGTAGGTCAGACATGACCTTATCTACCGCTTCGTTACCAGATAGTCCTTCAGAACCTTCTGATACTGCGATAGTAATGTGGTCAAGAACGAGGTACTTGCAACCCATAAGGGCCATGTATTCGATCTTATCGATAAGAGATGAGTCCCCAACGGAGCCTTGGTGATCCAAGAGAACCAGTCGCTCGTCACCGAACACAGCTTCGTATCCGCGTCTAAGTTCCTCTTCACTAGTTGGTGGAGGATCCATGATGTTACGTTTAAGTTGCATTGAGATAAACTTTTCGGCTGTATCTCCAACACTTTCTTCCAAACTAATGAGTCCAACCTTATCACTTGTCTTAGCAAGAAGGTCAAGAACAATCTCTTTAATGACAGTAGACTTACCACTACCAGTGCCAGAGGTAAACAAAGTAATTTCACCATATCTTATCCCCTTTAGTTTTTCATTAAGCCCACCCATACAGTCAGGATATGGTACAGACTCTACGTTTTGTCTGGATTTAAACTGTTCCCATACAGCTTCACCTGTTACAATACCTGCAGGTGACCACACTTGAGCAGTAAAGATAGCATCGTTTAGAGACTTTGGACCATGCTTAATCAGTACTTCACATGGATCTTTCTCTTGTAGTCTAGCAATCTTTACCTTGCCAGCATTAAACATTTTAGCTGCAGCATCTTGTGCTTTCTGACCTGCATCATCTTGATCAAAACAAAGTACAATCTCTTTGAATGAGTTGATCCAGTCACGCTGCTCTAGTAGGCCTCTTAGGTTAGATGCTGATGGGATTGACACAACATTCCAGATCTTTTTACTAGTGCTTAGCATACTCTGGGCTACAGCACAGGCATCTAGTTCACCCTCAGTGATGACTAGTCTATGCTTACCAGCTACACAAGCAGACTGACCGAATAACTCACAGTCTTTGAAGTCACCATAAGTCTTGAACTCTTTGGGTAACTTACGTTCTTTGTAAGCGACAGTGATACCGTGTTTTGTATACGGGTAGAAGTGTGCTTCAGGTAGGCCTTCACTTGTCACACTCATTTTGATACCGAAGTGGTCTATTACTTCTTGAGAGATACCACGAGAAGTAATAGGATAGCTACGATAATTATTGATATCGGAGAATCTAGTAAGCTCAGTAAAGGTGGTGGGTTCATAACTGTCCATGTTTGTTTCTACTTTCTTTGATTTACCACAGCTGAAGCAGTGACCTACTCCATCAGTGTATGTTGTAAACGCATCAGAGCTACCGCACTCAGGGAATGGGCAGGGTCCTTTTGTATACCTTCGTTCATTCATTTAGTTCCATCTTTCTTCTTTAGCTTGACGATTTAGTTTCCTCTTGTAACTCGCTTCCCGTTTCTTGTTGAGTCTCTGTTGCTTGATCACCTTCATACTCTCGTATTCTGATGTCAAGGAACTCTCCTCCTCGTTTAACGATTCGCTTTTCAAGTTTGATGTTGTAAACTTTATTGTCATTGAATTCTTCATAGACTCCTTGATATGTATCTAGTATTGGTTTGATTACATTATCCAGATCTGCTCCACGATTAGATAGACCTGCTGTAATATTAAAGGAGACCTGACCAGACCCAAAGGGCCAGTCAGTTCCAATTAGTTGGTCACGTATATCATTCTGATACTGTAGATAATCCGCTGACTTGAACGTTGTCTTCCCCCTCCGGTTCCACATCTTGTTTGCACTCAGTGGTTTCAGGGAGAAGTAATGACTCATCTTGTACATGCTTACTCATTTCCTCTAGTTCTTCCCATGTTGTCAACATAGTAAGTAGTTTACGACTAAGCCAAGGGTCACCTGCGTTGTGTTCCTTCCAAGCTTTTTCGACAGCTTCCCATCGTTGCCCTACTGGAATACCCTCAAGTATTTTAGCAGCTTTCTTTGGTCCAATGCCATTGATCCCAGGGATGTTGTCACTAGTGTCACCTGTTAGACATTGTAACATTAAGTTCATTTCAGCTTTGTCATCATCAACAAACTCATGTGTTTTCTTAGAGTAATTGTAATGATGACCTGGGATTTGTTTTAGATCCTTATCGATACCACAAACAACAAAGTCTAGTTCCATTTCTCTAGCTTCGTATGCCCAGATACAAACAAGATCGTCAGCTTCCATACCGTCAGCTTCAATACCACCCCATTTTTCTTTCATGTAATCATGACCGTAGTTAAGGGCTTCTTTTAGATCGTTTGGTAATGGGGGTCTGGTGCCCTTGTAGTCGGGGTAAAGACCTTTCCGGTAGTTCCCCTTACCCTTAAG